CTTTGACAAACTTACAAAAGAAAAAGCTTCAAATTGAGCTGAACCCAAAGAAAGATAAAACAATTTATAACCTAATTGTTAAATTGGAACAGGAAGGCGAAGGAGAAAAAGGATACGTTAACAAGCAAGTTAAAAAACGTTTAGAAATGTATCAAGTTCTTTCTGAAGTAGCTGGAGAAGATGATCCAATTGAATTAGTGAAAAAACTGTTAATCAACATTAAAACTCATGGTGTACAGAACGATGCAGGCGAAGATGAAAAGCCTTCTGATGATGCTGTAGATAGTGCAATGAACTTAATCGCAGGATTAAATGACTGGTAAATGATTATGTTAGAAAAGAATTAAACTATATATAGCCTCCTCTCTCCTACCTCTTTTTTTCATGGAATAATGGAATTATGGAAAAGTGTCCCTGAGATAAAAGAGAGGGAGGAGGTGAATTTTCGAAAGAGGGGAGCATCATGACAAATGTTAACCCTATGTTCGAACCTTCTAGAAAATCTACCACTATAACAAACTTACAACCTCGTAAAACTCGTTCTGATAAGAAAAAAGATGTAAAAATCCCCGTAAACGAAATACAAAGACAATTAATAAGAACATCAGCCTTCCAACAAGGAATTACAACTACACAATACATGTCTAAATTAATCACAGAACACCTCAGAATCGATTATATAAGCGAAATACATGCATACGAATATAAAGACACTAAAAAGTACATTCATGCGAAATTGGAGCAGGAAACACATTCTAAGCTTGTCCAATTAGCGATTGAATGGGGAGTGTCACAAAGAGCAGCAGCAACACGTATTCTTTGCTTTGCATTAAAAACAATGTGAGGTGTGATATATGTATAGCAAGTACGACATCATGACTAAAGAAATTCAACTTATGAGCGTTAAAAACTGGTGGGAGAAGGCAAAAATTGAATGGAGTTTAAAAGAGAAATATAAGTTTGAAGTTAAGATGTTAAAAATCTATCTTTTCCGTATGAGTATTATCATTGAGGATATGGAAGAAGAAAATTGTGAATGTGATGCTAGTGATCTTGCTGAAATACTTGTAGAAGATTTTCTTGAGCATATACGATCTAAGAATAGTATGGAACAGCTATTTCAGATTCTAGAAAGTAAGAAACACTATACAGAACATGAATTAGAATTTAATGAAGATGATGAGCGATACGGAACAATAACAGTAAAGATTGATAGAAAGACTTTGCGAAGGATTGAAGTATTTTTCTCTGATATGGCTAACTTATTCCCCACACATGGATACACAGCAGATAAATTGATTAATATTTTGATGTGTGACTATATGAAGTTCTATGCCGAAGAACCGGGAAAAAAGCTGTCCTTATTGAAAAGAAGATTTTCATGATGTTTAGAATTCCTATTTTCGGGATGTTTAAAAAATGAAATCTTTGACCACTCTTGTACTAAGAACTTAAAAACAGGAGTGATTAAGATGAGATGGCTTATTTCTGGTAAAGGGAGAAAGTCAAAGCTCTCCAATTTTCTGGAGAAAAACAAAATTACTCAACAAGAATTAGCAGAAAGAAGTGGAGTTAGCAAGTCTACGATCAGTCGTGTATGCCAAGGAGATAAATTTTCACCAACTATGAAAAATGCACAAAAGATTATTAAAGCATTGAAGAAATTAACAAATAAAGATGTCTATTATGATGATTTTTGGATGTAAATAAAAAAAGAGCCGACTCCACGAAGGAGCCGGCTCTTTGCTATAGTTTTTGAATCCATACACCGTAGTTAGGAAACATTTCTTTCAACTTAGAAAGCACTTCATCTGCCCATTCTTTTGAGTTGAAATCGCCAATAGTAATGCGATGTGCGGAACCTTCCAAACAAACTTCCCACACACCATAGTTTGGGAATAGTTCTCTCACTTTTGCTTCTACATCAGCTGCCCATTGTAAAGAGTCGAAATCCCCAATGTGAACACGATATGCTTCTTCTTGAGCTTGTACTTCTTGAACGGGGTATCCAATAAACCAATTAAGATCTTTGTTACCAACCAGATAATTCAAATCGCATTTACCGATCCCAGGAACATGACCAGTTTCGGTATACTGCCAAATATCACACGCATATTTAGGTTTATTACCACCATATCGTGGAATCCATAGAAAATCAGCGTTCAATCCACTTAAACCATAATTTTCGTACATATGATGACTTAGATATAAGCCAACTTTCCAACCTTTTGATTTACAACGATCAATGAAAGCTTGAGATGCCGTTGCGAGGTTATTAGCTCCACAGGATTGTAATGTATCATCTTCTACATCCAATACAAGAAACTTAGCGTTCTGGCTTGTACGAGCCATGAAATCATCAGCTTCTTTAATTGCATCGTTAACGGAAATATAGCATCCATAAGCATAAGCAGCATGCGGAATACCATACTCCTCTAATTTAGCTACATACCGCTTATACCACTCATCTACTTTGTTTGATCCATATTGAACTCGACAAATAGCTAAATCTAATTGTGGTGCTGCTACTGCCCAATTGATATCACCATTCCATTTTGAAATATCTACAATGTGTCCCATTACTCAACATCTCCTTTTAATTTAATTAAAAAGAGCACTGTCTCATGACAATGCTCGTAATAAACCTTTTTTATTTAATTGGATATGATAACGAAAATGCTACATAGTGAGTAGTTGCTTCAGGGAGATACATGGAGAGCTTACCCTCTTTAGTTACTAACACCGTAGCAGCTACTGGGAGATTGACATTTGAGGAAAGGAAAGCATTTGCCGCAAAGTAGGAATCTTGATGGGGAGCAATGTCAGAAGTAATTTGAGCAAGCACTTGCTGAGCCTTAACTGAGCGAATAGCTCCCGAAATATGCACCCAGTTACCATGTCGTCGAAGCTTTACAGGTGTATCTCCGTCTTGCACTGCATTACTGATAGTTAAGTCTTCCCAAGGTACATCGTCCTCATAAAAAAGCCCTTCACCATCCATCCAAATACTACTTTCATGATTACCTTTATTTAAGAAGATAGCGCCCGCTGCCTTGTCCTCACTGAAGAATCCCGGGATTAAGCCATAGCGTTGTTCCATCTCTTTGATTACCTCTTGTTTTACCTCGTTATAATTTGTAGCCATTATTCAACATCTCCTTTTCCATCTTCATGATCTGACCAAACTCCTAATGCAATACCAAACATATAAATTGCTTGTTGTACTTTTTCTAAATTACCTTCGAATCCAGTGACTCCAAATGCTGATAATACCAATCCAAAGCATGAAAAAAGCGCAACCCATGTTTTCCAGTTACGCAAACGTTTTTTGATATTTTCTTTATTCATTTTTAATTCGTCTCCTTTTCTAAATTGTCGAGTCTCTTATGTGCTTGTTTAGAACTCTCTTCTACTCGTGCGACTCGCTCACCAAGTGCGATCATTTGTTTTTCATTCGCTTTTAAATCAATTCGAATGTCATCCACTCCTTTGCGAATATATCCT